AATGAGGTGTAGCCTTGTTGCTAACTTACGGGTAACAACACCAAAAGTAATGTTACCCGCTATATTTCGATGTTAAAGCATACCTTTTGGGTATTTTTCAACAAATTCAGGAATAATGCTTTGACCTATCGAAATTATTTGTATATTTGTAGGGCAAACGAGCCGCTGATTGGAAACCAGCGTAAAAGAAAAATGACAATGGAAAACGAAACTAACTTAATCGAAATACCCTCACGGGTGCAATATCCTAAGCGCAATTGGCAGTCATGCCAGTTTCCACCGCTTGGGATTTTTGCATTCGTGGGGGCTTTTTATTGGAGGATAAAACGATGAGAAAAACTATTACCGTCGAGTTGACAAAAGATGTTGATATTGATTTGGATGATTTCTTTGAAGATTTAAGTGATGCTGATATAATCGCAGAATTAGAGAGCCGTGATTACTTGGTTCACAAACTCGTAGGTAAACTTGCCAGCGAAAACATCGAGGCAAGAGAAAAACTTGAGGCAATTCGCAGAATCCTAGACGTAAAAAAATGGCAGGGATGCGATCGGATATTGCAGGAATTGACCGAGCTCATTAACTATGCGGGTAAATTCTGATGACCTACCCAGAGCAGATGAAGGATGGGCGGTGGCAACGCAAGCGGCTGGAGATAATGAGCCGAGATGGCTTCCAGTGCCGCAATTGCCACGGCACGAATGCGCTGAATGTGCATCATCTCTACTACGAGAGTGGGGCGATGATTTGGGAGTACGATAATGAGGCCTTGGTGACGCTGTGTGAGCGATGCCACGAAATCTTACATAAAGATATGGCTAAGCTGGGAGGAATAATCGCTTTTAAGGCGTTGGTTGGAGACTTCGATTTGAATACAAAACTGTAAAGGCAGCTAACAACTTTACACCAACTTTACACTTAACTTTACACATTAACTAATTGTAGTTCAATTCATAACGAGCAAAAAAGTGTAAGCTTACAACTTTTTTAGTAAGGGATAAAAAATATACTAGAGGAATAAATATTTTGGAAAATAAACTGTAAACTTTACAACTTTTAGAGGCATTTAATTGATTAACAGCGTATTAAGGTGTAAAGTAGGTGTAAAGTAAGTGTAAAGCAACTGTAAAGTAAACCCCTGGATAAAATGAATTACGAGTATCTTAAAAGTCTTATTTCACTAGGTTTCAATATAATACCACTAAACGAGGACAAGACCCCTAAAAGGTCGTGGAGGGAGTACCAGGAGAAACCTGTAAGCGGATTGATGGAATCGAACCACTACGCTCTTATCTGCGGATATAATGACGTGGAATGCGTGGACGTGGATTTAAAGGTTTTGCCCAGCAAGGAGGAGCGGTCGGCATTCATGAAGGAGCTGGTAGAGCTGATTGATAACCATATTGAGGATTACAAAAAGAAACTAGTTATCAAGAAGACCCGTTCAGGAGGCTACCACTTCATTTATCGGGCAAAGAATATTGAGGGCAACCTCAAGCTAGCTAAGCTTGAGGGGCGTAAGGAGGCGATTCTTGAAACTAGAGGGCTGGGGGGTTACATCTGCATGTACGATAATGTTATCAACTTAGACTATCATCAGATACAGATAATCACCGACGAAGAGCGTGAGATAATTATCAACCTCTGCAGAATACTTAATGAAGCTCAGCATGATGCTATCCAAGTTCCGTTAAAAGTCGAAAAGCAGTACAACAATTACGCTACCAGCGTGGCCCCATGGCAAGACTTCAATGCGAAGACCAGCATTTTTGATATAATTTCAGACGAATTTACCGTTGTGCGGGATTTGCCAAACAAAACGCTGATAAGGCGCAACGGGGCGAAGTCCCCCCATTCTGGTTATGTTTTCAAAAACAGCGGATGTATGTACCTCTTTTCAACGGGGACAATATACGATGCAGAGAAGCTGATTAGCCCATTTGTTGCATACACCATTAAGCATTTCAACGGGGACTTTAGCCGGGCGGCCAGTGACCTTTACGCCCGTGGCTTTGGCGATAGGAAGAAGCCAGAGGCGGTTATCATTGAGAATAAACCGATATACACAACCAGTGAATTTCCTTTAGATGTTTTCCCAGACGTGGTGACGAATTACATCAAAGAGTGCGCTCGCACCCTATCGAATAGCATTGACTACATGGGGTGCGCCCTGCTATGGGTGGGGTCGCTTTGTATCGGCAACTCGATTCGTGTTGAGGTCAAAAAGGGGTGGCAGGAGATCAGCACCATATGGATGGCGTTAGTTGGAGGGGCTGGACTGGGCAAATCACCCTCGATTAACTCGATAATATTTCCGCTCGAGAAAATCAACGGGGAAGAGCGCAGGCGGTACGCTAAGCTCAGAAAGGAGTACGACGAATATCAGCTATTGACTAAGAAGGAAAAGGAAACCGTGGTTGAGGTACAAGAGCCTAAGCGCACCCAGTTCATCGTTGACGACGTAACGATTGAAGCGCTGATTAACCTTCACTCGCACAACCAGAATGGGGTGGGGGTATTCAAGGACGAACTGGCTGGCTGGTTCAAAGACATGAACAAGTATAAGGAGGGCAGCGATAAGGAGCAGTGGCTATCGAGCTGGAGCGGTAAGGGGATAGCCGTGGACAGGATTACCCGACAAAGCGATTACATTGGCAAACCAATACTCCCTGTGTTGGGGGGTATCCAACCCAACGTGCTGGCTGGTTTCTTCACAGAGGAAAACATGGACAATGGTTTTCTTGATAGGATGCTTTTCACATTCCCAGAATTAGAGGTAGAATCGTATGTTGATGATGAAATTAGCCCGCAGCTGATTAAGTTCTACAATGATTTCATCGTAATGTTTTACGAAAGCATGAAGAAAATGGTTAGCTTTAACGATTTCGGGAATATCGAGCCAAACGTGGCATATTTCTCCACCGAGGCAAAAAAGGAGTGGAAGCGGATATTCAATGATATAACCAACAAGCAGAATAGTGATGCTACTACTGAAATCATTAAGTCAATGCTTGCCAAGCAGAAATCATACATCCCAAGGCTTGCGCTAATCGTTAACTCGATTGCCGCTGGCTGGTTCGGGAATAACTTGTTGGAGATTACCCACGATTCAATGCTGAAAGCCGAAAAGCTTAGCCGCTATTTCATCGCAATGAACGAAAAGATGCTGAAAAATAACGTGGAAACGGCATTCACCAAGTCAATTCTCAAGTCGCAGAATGGCAATGTAGCGGATAAGATAATGGCTATCAAGAAGAAAGACAGCAACTTTAATCGAACTACGGTTGCTAAAGAGTTAAATATTAGTAGAGTAACCTTGTATAAATACCTTAAAGAAATGGAGGACAAAAAATGAAAAACCCCGCAATCGAACATCTAAAGCAGCTGGCTATGGACTACAACCTCCATCGCTACCCGAATTTTCCCGAGAATGCCAGACCGAAGCCCACATACTCGGACAAGAAGGCCAACGGGCTAACCAAGTGCATCATCGACTGGCTTCGCTTCAACGGCTGGCACGCCGAGCGGATCAACACGATGGGCGTCCCCGTCGACAAGCGGGAGATCGTAACCGACGTCATTGGCAGGCAGCGCACCATAGGTAGCCTAGAATGGAGGCGCACCAACAGCACCCGAGGCAGCTCGGACATCCACGCTACCCGCCACGGGCAATCGCTGTACGTTGAGGTGAAAATTGGAGCTGACAGGCAAAGCCCAGCGCAGAAAGACTTTCAGTGGTCAGTCGAGCGGGCGGGCGCTACCTACTGGATAGCCAAGGATTTTCTAACATTTTATGAAACTTACCAAAAAACCTACAGCCATGCGACTAACGATTAACAACTATGCGAACCTTAACATCCAACAGCTTAGCGAGGTGATGGGTGATACCGCCTACATGGTCAACAAGCTCAATGGGCGGCAGCATGTCAAGTACATCTACTCGTTCAAGAACAAAATCAACGTGGAGGTTTTCTTCCGAAAAACTCTAAAAGGTTACGCATTGGATATTCACTAGCCCACTAGGAAGTTATCTAAATCGGTTTAGATTGCGTTTAGGCGGCGTTTAGGAGAATAAACGTAGAAATGTACCAAACGGATTAACAGTGCCTAGAATGGGCTGAAAAGAGGTGTTAATGGATTGTTGGTTGTTATCCCGATTTTAACCATAATTTGACTTTACCAATTTTATTCGCTATATTTGCCCTATGGATAAGAAGTGCAAGTTCTGTTCCCAAGAGTTCTACCGAGCTAACCGGCAGTGGTGCGATGATCATTGCGAGAAGGTCAGCGAGGCGGTGGAGACCTTACAATACCACAACCAGTGGCGAAGAGGGGCAAACATTGAGATGCTGCCGCCCGAAAGGATTGGCAAGGCGATTGACGTAATTCTGGAATTATTTGAGGAGTAATATTATGGCAGCGGAAAAGGGTAACCAGTGGTGGAAATTAAGAAGCAAGCACGGGGTTGATGCTATGTTTACCGACCCCCAGAAGTTGCTTGAGGCTTGCTTAGAGTACTTCGAGGCGACAAGCAAGCGAAAGTGGATAAAGAAAGACTGGGTGGGGAAAGATGCAATCGAAGTGACTAGAGAAACAGAGACCCCATACACCCTTTCAGGGCTATGTATATTCTTAGGGGTTAATCCTCAGTATATTAGCCAATTCAAGAATACTGAAACATACAAGCGAGACGAAGGTTTTGCTTTGGTCATTACGCATGTGGAGCAGATAATAGAGACGCAACAGCTTGAGGGCTCAATGGTTGGAGTGTTTAATGCCAATATTGTGTCTAGAAAACTTGGGCTAATTGACAGGCAGCAATCGGAATTAAGCGGCTCGGTTGAGGTGAAACAGGTAACTGGAATGGTGATAAAATGATAGTCGAGTTTGACACCCACGGAAATGAAAAGCAAAAAGAGATAGCGAAGTACTGGATTGACGACCATACGACCGACCTCCTTTATGGAGGGACAAAGGGAGGGGGAAAATCATACCTCGGTGCATCACTAATCTTTGGCGATGCTTTTTTGTATCCAGAAACGATGTATTTTATTGCCAGAAAATCGCTCAATGATATACGCAAGTTTACATTACCCACCATATTCGAGGTATTCCAGCACTGGAAATTAAGCAAAAGCCATTATCGCTTTAACGGGCAGGACAACTATTTTACTATCCATAATGGGTCAAAGGTCTTCCTGCTTGAAGGTCGGCGACTGCCCAGTGATCCCCAGTTTATGCGCTTCGGGTCAATGCAGATGACCCGTGGGTGGATTGAGGAGGCGGGGGAATTCGAGACAGAGGCGGCGAATAACCTAAAAGCCAGTATTGGCCGCTGGAAAAATGACACATACAACCTTACCCGCAAGTGTTTGCAGACTTGCAACCCCTCAAAGAATTATCTATACTCCGAGTTCTATAAGAAGCATAAGGCTGGCGAGTTGGAGGACTGGAAGGTGTTCGTTCAGGCTTTTCCCAATGATAATAAGATGTTACCCGCTGGATACCTAGAGCAGCTAGAGCGAAGCCTTTCTGTGAATGAGAAGGAGCGGCTACTTTATGGGAACTGGGAGTACGACGACGACCCAGCTGTGCTTATGGACTATATCAAGATTATTGACCTGTTCACGAACAGCTCCATTGCTGGAGGCGAGCGGTACATATCCGCGGATATAGCTAGGCTCGGAAAGGATAAGACGGTGATCATGGTGTGGGATGGGTTTAAGGTTATCCATATCACCACTATGGATAAGTCGTTAGTCACAGAGGTTGCTCAGAAGATTAGGATACTGCAAAATGCCTACGCAGTGCCGAACTCCAACACCATATGCGACGAGGACGGGGTAGGCGGTGGCGTGGTCGACACCCTTAGGTGCGTTGGTTTCGTCAACAACAGTAGCGCTATACCGGTTCAAGGCGAGATGAAGAATTATTCCAACCTACGCAGCCAGTGCTATTTTAAGTTGGCCGATATGGTTAATAATAATTCCGTATATTTGCCCGATATTGATGGCCAACTTATGGACTTAATCACCGGTGAACTCGAGCAGATTAAGCAGAAAAATATAGATAAAGACGGCAAGTTGTCCGTAATCGGCAAGGATGAGATAAAGAAGAATATAGGACGTTCACCCGATTATGCTGACTGTCTAAACATGCGGATGTACTTCGAGGTCAGCCCCCCGTTTGTTCGACGAATGAAAATGCGAAAAGTGCTTTAGTATGGAATTGCAAAACATCCCTTTCAACCAGCTACTCCAGCTATCCGAGGCGGATGGCTATCAGTACATCTATGCCATTAAGTTCGGCAAGTTCCTCAATAAGGCCGTTGACCACTTGGCTATCGGCGAGCTTAGGCAGCGAACCTTTGGCGAGGTGAAAGATTGGCAGTCGATGCATGAGGGTGGGCTGGTGCTGCGTGATTACCCCGTTGCGCTATCTATCTTTTTCGACAAGCCGTTACCCGAGCTATATGCTTTGGGCGTGGTTGAGGTGTGCCAGACTGTGGCATACCTATGCGAGCAGATAAGGAACATCTGCGCCGTCGAGCGTGAGGCGCTGGTTCGCAAGCCGACCATCAAGGAGGTTAAGGCTGGGCTTGACCGATTCAACAGGTACGGCTCATGGCCGCAGCTATACTCGATAGCCACCACGTTCGGCAAGTCGATTCAGGAGGTGAGGAGGTGGAGCTATAATGAGTGCTTCGTCATACTTTGTTATCAAAAGGATTACTCAGAATACCAGACAGATTTTTTAAAGGTTAAGTAAGTCTATTTAACATAATATTATTTTTGTATATTTGCCTTGACTATTTAACATAAAATATATTATGGAACAGTTCGATATTGTAGGACAACTTTACCGCAACGCCAAGGCGAATGGCTGGGTATTCCTTGCTGGTGACGACTATCACCAGAATGTTGAGGCGACGAAGAGCGACTATGCGCCTAACCAATTGGTGTTAGGGGTAAAGTTGGATGCCAACCCGATAACTATCCATAATGGGGTAATTACCGAGATTCGATATACAGGGGTAATCCGCTTGGGGCTAAAGGTCGATAACGATGGGACGTATGCAGGGCTCGACGAGTTGTTTATGGATAAGTACACCAAGCGGATGCTTATGCTTACCCGTCTGCTATCCGAGTTCGTCGGGGCGTTCGCCTGTGAGAATAAATTAGAGGTGTCTAATTATGGTACAGCCATGGACTTGTACCGCACCGATGAAGCGGTTGACTTCGGCGAAGGAATGGTAACCTTTGTTCAATGAGCTTGCGAGACGACATAGAGCGATGGGTGGACGGGCGCAAAGTTGCGCTGGTCAAAGAGTACCGAGAGGAGGGACTAAAAGCTTCTGGTCGGTGGGAGAAAGAGTTGACTAGCGATGTGACCTTTTCGGATTCCAGTATCAAGATTCGCATTGACGGGGCGCACTATACCGAGTACCTCGTAAGAGGTCGAGGCAAAGGGGGCGGCGGCACGTTCCTGCAGAAAATCATACGGCAGTGGATAGATGATAAAGGCATTAGCCCCGACGGTGGCATAACCAAGGACGAGTTAGCCAAGCGTATCGCTTGGAAGATTCATCGGGAGGGTATCCGAGTCCCCAACCGATTCAACAGCGGTACTTTCATTGATAGGGTGTTTTACACGACCGACGGGACGCTGTCCCAATTTCGGGATATGCTGAAAAGGCATTATGCCATTGAGATTAAACGAAAAATAACACAAGGGCTATGAGCTTAGAGACACTTGAGATCACCAAGGATTGTAAGGTCGAAACCTGCGACCTGCTCGCCACGCACTCCCCGCTGGTAGTGCTGATTGATGCATTCGAGCCAACGGGTGACTATCCAGAGACGCTGGATTGCCGCCTTAGCCTAGACGACGAACACGTTGTTTCATTCAATGCCGTGCCGCTGGTATGGGGGGAGGGGGTCACCACGTACATGGTGGACATTGCCCCATTCGTCCGTTCGTTCATGCTGTCGATGGACGACCCAGACCAGACCGCCGAGACGGTTGCACGGGTAGGCTACCTCTCTGGGCTGTTCATGTTCACCGTGGAGGCGGATAGCCTGACCGACTACTTCGAGTTTCGGGCGCATTGCGCCGCACGGCAGGTCGGACAAACCGAAGCCTCTACCGAGATTTTCGAGAACCAGGCGGAAAGTATCATCGCCTTCGCAGGGCGGGAGTTCTACGCCCATTACTTCAACCCCGATGAGCTGGCTAAGGATATAGCCATACGGGGAATTGCCTCAACACTAGGGATTACGGGGGGTAAGTTCGGTCGGCTAAAGACCAGCATAACGCCAAGGGGCAGCTATACGGCTCACGTCTATGGTAAACAGCAGATTTTTCAAGCGGAGTACGGCCTCCTCTACAACTGGTATGCCCTTTCGGCTGGGGCATATGGCACGATTGTCTCGCTGGCCGAGCAGGGCAACGGGTGGGGTGTGCCCGCGGATACCGATTGGGATACGCTAATCACCT